TTCTTACCAGACTTAGTTCTCCACTTCTGTTTGCCCCAGTTTAGTAATGATCGTTGTGTTGCTTTCACTATGAACCAACCTGTTGTTGCGCTTTCTTATGAGCAGCAGAAAAAGTAGTTCCACCCTTCATAAGCCTTTTCATTAGAGACATATGCTTCTTTGTATGATGCTTACTATGCTTCTCTAATGTTTTCTTTTGTCTTTTGCTTAGAGCATCACCTACACTCTTCATGATTTATACCCCCCACCTCTAGCTTTGTAAGTCTTAGCAAGTAACTGTGCCTTTCGAGCAGACCATTGCCCTGCCGCAGTTCCGTGAGTAGCCCTCGCTTTAATCGAATTAAATAAACTCTTACGCAATTTTGGCTTTGTGTAAACCCCTGCTTTATTAACTGTACTCATGTTTTCTTATGCCTCGCTGCAAATGATCTGGCTGCCGCAACACTACCAAATCCCCACTTCTTTAATGCCAAAGCTTTTCTTGTAGGTCTACCCTTTTCATCTTTCATCGGACCCTTCATTCCTGCAAACCTTGCAGCAAAAGATACACGTCTAGGGTTTGTGCCTGTAGGAACAGGCCTCTTTAAATTAGCGCCCTCTTTCCTTTTAAAATATCTTCGCCCTGCTTCCGTCAAACCACCTGATGGACTCTTGTGTATCTTCCTCATAACATCGGACCTTTCTAGGCAAAAATATTTTTTGGAATTGTTTATAAACCTTTTTAGAAAAAAATGCTAGTGGTAGACTACTTGCATACATCGCCCTTACAGTTTTTGACCCTACCCCCACCAAAAGGACAATCACTTTCTATGCTGTAGAGCACGCAATAATATATCAGATCAATGACAGTCTGCTATATTATTGCTAGGATAAGTCAATACTAACTTGAATATCTCCTGCAACCTGAACCTGCGACCTATCAATAGGCTTGTATCCTGCACGGTCAAGCAAATCCTTTGCAGCTTCAAGCTGTACATATTCAGACTTTGCATTGGAAACTAGATCCCTCAGCCTACCTGCTGCAACCGTAGCACTAAGCCCAAACTGCTCACCCATTCTTTGCATCAAGTACTGCTGCACATGTGGGAGTTTTAAAGTCTTGCTTGCGCTCACTCTTCCACTCTCCCCCTTTGAATACCCTGCTAGTTCAGCCGCTTTAGTTATAGTGCAGCCATTTGCTACGAGCGTGTCAACAAGTGCTGTTTGTTTTTGGGTGAGTTTCTTCTCTGTAATATTAGACATTCTTTGAAAATTTTCCCTGTATAATACAGGCTGTATTGGAACAGTATTTTTATTTCTGTATCATCAAAAAGGCGACAGCCTGTATTGCCCCCCCTGTAGTCCCCCCCATGAATGCATTGTGTCAACAGGTCTGTCAATTATGACGTAACGTCACAACCTCAAAAGAACGTAACGTAACTATGTAAATTACCCATATCTTTCTCTTGCATTACTGCACATATGCAGCTAATATAGTGTTGTAAGTAAAGGAGATAATAAGATGAAAGCACAAATACAGATGTTAGTAGCATTACTAGGAACAATGATGGTCTTAGTATTATTATATGCATTCTGCCTATCTTGGGCATTTCACGCAAGTCTTTTGTAAAAGGAGAGGGAAATGGTTATTGATGAAGAAAAGGGAATTATTTTCGGTACGTGGAAAGAACGTGAGGAAATGTTTGAGAAAATAAAAGAGATAGCCCACAAAAAAAAGAATGCGCCAATTATAGCTAGAATTGACGAAATGATGCGTCAAATAAATCAACAGGAGAAGAAAACATGACAAAGGATAGATTAAGTCCGTACCATACGACATGGTATGAAGGTGATGAACATGGGGGAGTTACCTATCATTCAACGAATATAGTTTCTTGGAAAGATAACAAGGTGACGTTGAACTCGGATGGATGGGAGACCGTGACCACGAAACGCAAGATGAACCAAGCAAGCAAAATGTTCTGTCTCGGTTACTCAGTATTCCAAAAAGATTTTGAATGGTTTGTCAATCTTCCAAATGGTGAGATTGTACCATTCAAGGACAACATGACATTCGAGAGGGTGGTATGAATGCCAACAATTACTATGACATTGGACGAATACGATCACTTAGCGTCTGTTGTTGGTTCGCTATATGTAAAACAATTTGATGAGAACTTTGGAGAAAATGGGCAATCAGAATACCGGCAAACTATCAATGCAATTTTTAAAGAATGGTTCATTGTTCACAAGCAACAAAAAGCAATCAAAGGGTGTGAAAAACTATTAGCAAACCAAAGAAAGGCTTATCTAAATTTAGATGAAAACGAAAAGGAGTTGTCAAGAAAACTTCTAAATCAAATGGAAAAAACCCGCAACAAAATAAAAAAATGGAGAGATATAAAATGACAGATTTAACTAAAAAGGGTCTAGAAGATATGTTGAAACGAAAGTGTCTTGAGCAACTAGGAGACACTGAGGACAACAAGAAATGGTTGGACGATAAGTTAATTATTGTAATGCCAGAAAGCAAAGAAAATGAACGCAAGTAAAAAGCCTGATATGATTTTACAAGTAATGTTGAGTGAAGTTTTTGACAAAGCATTTTACAAAACATTTAATTCAAAGCTTTGCAAACATTGCGGTGGTGATGGACAGATTGAAGTAGAAGAATATTTTCCGCGTGGCTTTAATAATGACATTGGAATAATCGGAACAAAGTTTATTGAATGTGATGAATGCTACGGAACAGGCAAGATTGATGGTGAATGAGGGCGTAAAGAAATGAAGTATATGACAACTTTAAACGTGTGGGATCAAAGCATAAAGAAAGCTATTGAGACTGGTCAACTAAAGTTACAACGTGGGCAATGGTTGCGTTGTGGAACTAACGGTAAACGCTGTCGATACATAGGTTTACTTAAAGATAAATCTATATGGGTGACACACTGGCAGGGATCATCAGAAAAAACAAACGCAGGATTTTTAAATGCTGTTAATGCCTACAATGGAAGGTAAACCAGATGATGAATAAGGAGAAAGGAGAGAAGTAAAAGTTAGGGGGGAGTTGCGCCTCAATTCTCCCCCTTGACAATATCTATAACATTACTCCATACATGCAGTTATGAAAGCATACTTAGAAACGGTTCAAGACAAAGCAAGGAAAAACGGTATTGATTTACTAGAAGCATTTAAGATTGCTGAGATACCGACCTCTACATATTACAGAACTATCAATGGAGTAACCGAAATGCGCTTTGATACAGCGTGTAAGGTTTTAGATGCCATAGATGAACAGATCAAAAGAGACGCAAGAGTCAAGCATACCAAACAACTACGAGAGAATGGTCAAGTTGTTAATAGACGCACGACGAGAAAAGGGCTTGTCGCAAGAAAGCCTCAGCGATAAAATTGGATGCACTCCCACGCTAGTTGGAAAGTGGGAAGCACTTCAAAGAATGCCCTCTGGTTTTATGCTCATGTGTTGGTTGGAAGCTTTGGAATACGACATTGAAGCAGTCAAAAGGTAAGTCTGCAATTTGTCAAAGTTGTAAAGAAAAGACGTTTAAGTTTGTTGCAATACTAAAGAACGAACACAAAGCAACAATGGTTAAACATTGGATAGTATGTATGAATTGTTACGAGAATGACACATGGCAAACAAGAATAAAAACAAAGGAACATATCATGAAAAGTGGTTTGTCGAGTGGCTCAGAACAATCGGTATCAAAGCAAAGCGGCAACCCCTCAGTGGATCTTTGGGGGGAGAGTATTCAGGAGATATTAAACTCGAATTGTGTGAACAAGAAATGGTGGGAGAGGTAAAGTACAGAGACAAGTCAAACTTCCCTAGCCCATTTAAAGTATTAGAGGGTCGAGACATAGCCTTCTACAAAAGACGGAGAGGAACTCCGCAAACTCTAGTAATTATGTCTGGTGAAGTGTTTGAAAAACTAATGGAGAAACAAAATGGAATCACAGAACAAAGCAATCAAGGCTCACCTTGAATCTGGTAAACCTATAACTGCACTGCAAGCTCTAAATGAGTTTGGATGTTTTAGATTAGCTGCACGTATCAAAGACCTCAAAGATACAGGCATGATTATTGATAAAGTTATGGTAAATGAAAATGGTAAAAGATTTGCTGTTTATTGGGAAGTAACGTAATGTCTCAGTTCAAACAATACACTGCGAACATGACTTGGGATCAAAGGGTCAACAGACAACTTAACCCAACTGATAGACCAAAGGTTTCAAACCCAACTGGTTTTCAGGCAGACAGCCTCAGAATAAATGCAACAAGAATTAAGAATGGTGAGGACATTGGTGAGCATTGGTTGAAGGGTCGGTTAAAAAAACAATTACTACAATACACTGACCTAACTGAAAATGACTTTAAAAAATATGTTGAACCAACTGCAAAAATGCAGTATGCAACACCTTATAACTACAATAAAAAATAAGATGATGGAGAAAATCAATGGAAAGAAAAGGATTTATCGGGGGCAGTGATTGCGTCCAGATAATGCAAGGCAACTGGTATGAGTTGTGGCAAGTGAAATGCGGCATCAAAGAACCAGATGATTTAAGTGACAACTTAGCTGTTCAACTTGGCATTCATACAGAAGAGTTCAATCTAAAGTGGTTTGAGAAAGAACACGGAATACCAAGTCTTACTCACCATCAGTTTGAGATTGAGAAAAAATTAGGAATAAAAGCAATACCGTGTAAAGGTACTGTTGATGCAGTATGGAACAAACATATTGTTGAAGCTAAACACACAAATTCATTCAACAAAATGAGTAATGTAATCGAATACTACATGCCTCAGTTACAATTCTATATGGAATTGGCTAATGCAGATGGTGCATATCTTTCAGTTATCTTTGGCAATAGTGACTATCAATCTGTCCGTGTTGAAAGAAACAAAGAATATTTTGGATCAATGTGGGCTGTTGTCTCTGATTTTTGGGAACACGTTCAAGAAAGAAAAGAGCCAGTGGGTAACGATATGCCGACCATTTCAATAGACAAGATACCACTTGATGAAATGGTAGCAAGAGACGCAAGCACTGACAATATGTTTATGGATAATGCAGTTACATATGTGAATGGATACGAGCACAACAAATCATTTGAAAGGGCAAAGAAAGATTTGAAAGCAATGGTTGGTGACAATGAGCGTGAAGTTTATTGCGATCAACTGACAGTGAAACGTGACAAGAGAGGGTCACTTAGAATACATTTGAGAGGACAAAATGACAGATAAAAGAACATGGTTTGAAGATTTTCAAGAGTTTCAAAAGACGGTAGATAATCCTGAGAAAGATCAAAAAAATCCACATTTCAGAAATGCTTATGCAAGTTTTGAGAGTTGTTTAACAGCGATCAAACCTGCATTACACGAACATAACTTTGTATTATTACAATCAAACAATCGTGATGAACTTGGTGACTATACTGAGACAAAGTTTATTCATGGCAGTGGTCAAGAATTATCAACAAAGGTTTATCTTGTCTTAGAAAGAGACAATATGCAGGGCGTTGGTTCTGCAATAACCTATGCAAAAAGATATGGCATCCTTACTCTGGCAGGTATTGAACCAGAAAAAAAGGATGATGACGATGCTAACAAAGCATCAGGTGTTGGCAAGCAAGAAACGAAAAATTCAACTAAAAATTCAAAACAGGAAAAGGATATTTGGGGAAATGTCTGAGGAAAAAAAAGAATACGACAATCGGAATCGGGGTGTAGCTTTTACACCTTTCGAAAATCAACAATATTTTTTACAAGGTGAATTAGATATTGATGGACAGCAACTAAAGGTAAATATCATACGCGACCAATTAAAAAGTGGTAAGGTTATATTTAATATTTATCAAAAAGTTGG